CTTCAACTTTAGAAGCAAGTTCATCTACCAGTTCTACTTTGTCTTCTGGAACGTTAATGTAATTTTCAGCAAACAGATTACGCAGACCAGCAATAAAGTCTTCTGTGATTTCAGAACGCAGACCGCTTTCAATTGCGATTTCGTTATCATCCATCCACTGCTCAACTACGTAGTTGAGGTAGTCATCTACTTTTTCTGTCAACTCTTCTTTGATTGCGTCAATTGCTTCAACTAACTGACCAGCATATTCTGCTTCAATCTGTTCCTGAATCTGTGCAACACGGTCAAAGACACGTGCTTCAAAAATTGTTGCTGCTTTGATTTTAAAATCTTCAGAGATTGTTTGGTCATCAGCAAACAATGCTTGCATATCATCGTGCATCTGCGCTCTCAATTCTTCAATCAATGATTCATCTTCATGTTGTACATCATTATATTGTACACTATGAATTCTATCCAATCTTGTTTCACCGCCCGATTTTTTAGCAATTGCTTTTTGTGATATACTGGCTTTATGTTCACCACTTTTTGTATATTGCTTGTCGGCACCAGGACGACCACCTTTATCATGTGCTTCAGCATTATCCAATCTTGTTCTATAAACTTTGCTTGCCAATTTCATAGAAACTTCATCAAGTTGTTCTTCATCATCATATTCTTCTTCTTCAGGCATCATTGCTGTGCCTGTACCATACTTCATGTTCTTGTCGCCAAGTTGAACATCGCTTGATGCTGATGATGGCTTCATGTTCAGAGATGATTGATTAGAACCTGATGAATCTTTGCCTTTGTTTGCCAACTTAGCAGAGTTATCATTGTTCTTGTAATTTTGTGGTGTAGGACCGCCCAAGTCTTCAGGTGTTCCAGAATTACCTGGAGTAACAGAAGGTAACTTAGGCATTGGCATACCACCAGCGGATGACTTGCTTGATGCAAGAATTTCTGCTGCGGCTTCCATGAGTTTATTTGTTGCCATTGAATATCTCCTTATGATTTCTTATTTATAAATTTTAAAGTTTTCGTAGAAAGGTTTCAAAAAGTTGTAAACCAACATTTTCAATTTCTCTGCGTGATGCTTTACGGATTTGGTGTTTAGCATAGTCAATATCAGATTCAACAAACTTTCCTTCTACAAACATCCATTCTTTGTTCTCCATAATGCCCTGAACGAAAGCGCCAGGAGCAGAAGGATCAGCAACGATATCGGCAGCAGTTGCAAGTCGCAGATCATCTTGTACTAGATTGTAACCTTCTTTTGTCATTACAACGGAACCCAAAGCACGTGATGATACACCAAGACCGACACCAGACTCAATCAAATTCTTTGCGATCAAACCATATGGTGTTTCCATGATGAGTGCTTTGCCAACAAATGTATTGCCATTTTCTACCAAACTTGTAATCTTGTGTGACACACGTTCCAAATTGAGTGACGGTGTGTCTGGATGTCCCAGTTCACCAAGCGCACGATTTGTGTCAATGTATTCTTGTTGATAACGTTTAACTTCATTACGAAGTGTATCCATTTTGTACATACGATTGTTGCGATTGACTGCATCGCCAACCAAAAATATGCCTTCAATGTAAAGATTTTTTTTACCGTCTTCTGTTTTTTCGGTAAGATATCTTACATTTTCAATGTGTTCTTTAATGAGTTTCATTATAGTGGTACTCCTGTATATGGGTCAACATTGTATGTCGCATACTTGGCAAGATGTAAAACTATGGTTCCACCAGTATTAATTTCAATTACAATGCTTTCAGTGTTATTGTTTGAAACAGAATACCCATACGCATCAAAATCCATGTCACCGCCGTTTTGAAGTGCTAACAGAGGTATACCATTTCGAGTGATACGGATATTGCCGTTTGTTGACCACAAAACATGTTTAATGTCAGCAGCAGTAACAGTTTCAGTGGTTGCATTTGCTCTTAAATTGTTAAGAGTGATCGTGTATGTTCCAGGATCAACTGCTCGAACAACTGAAGAACCTCTTAATGAATTGGTAATTTCAAATGGCATTTTATCTTAGTCCCATAGATTTACGACGGCGCATTGACATTTTTCTTTTTAACAATGTGCGTCTTAGTTTACTTTTTCTTGTTGTTTTCCAAGAACGTTTTAATAAACGTGCTTTACGTAATCTTACTGTTGCTGGTATACGCTTGACTGTATTACCAGAAATACGATAACCTTTAAGCCCAGACTTTCTTACATTACGCTGAACTATAATTTTACCTTTTTTATTGCGACGAATACGGCGGCGTACTTTTGTGATGCGACCCATTTTTACGATATTTGGATTGCGTTTTTTAGCCGCTTCTTCCAATACTTCTTCGTCAACTTCAATTTCTTCAAACATTGCATCAACGACATATGGCTTTGCTTCTTCCATTCTCACAGAAGCAATGTCGTTTAGACGCTCAAAGATTAACTCTTTGGCTTCGTCTAATTTATTCTGTAGAATTAAGTCTACAAAATTCATACAATTTTCCAAATGTTGTTACAGATTCAGTTAGTTGTTGCCAAAACAAATTTTTGCTGTCTTCTTCTAACTGACTGTATGTGTTTATAATTTGTTGTTTTGCTTCTTCATTAAGTGAAATAATATTACCGTCATTTAGTAACAATTCTTCTGACTCAACAAGTTCACGAATATATTCTTCTGCTTGAATTGGATTATCAATAGAGGCACCATATGGCACACTAAAAACTCTTTTAAGTTTATCACTCCAATACATTGCAATTCGTGTACCGTCAGGATATAATCTGACGGCTTTACGTTTGATTACTAATACAGCAGGTGGATCTGGCACCAATGGATATGCAGAACCTACGCTGTCTGATCTTGCTTCTTCTAATTGTTCACGAACTGCTTGTCTTGCTCTACCAAAAATTTGTTTGTTATTTGAAACCAAATCTACCATACGATTAAAAAGATTACGCATGATTTCGCGGTCAGCATTGTTGAACTGTGGGCGTTCTTCACCCATCTTATCTAAGATTTTATGAATGCGAGCCAACTGTGCTTTGTTTGCTAACCCCGCACGAACAAGTGCATCAAACTTAGAGTAGTCTTGCTTCTCTTCTTCAACGATAGATTTGAATTCAAGTAAAGATTTCATTACTGTTCTACGGCTTCTTCATCGTCGGTAATTTCTTCGTGACTTTGTTCTTGTCCGCCAAAAAGAGTAGTAGCCATTTCTTGCTTACGGCCTTGCAACGCATCAAACGCTTTTGCGGATAAAACATTTTCTATACCTTCTTTTGCTGCTATGCTATCACCAGCAGCAATGTTGTTAATGATATCTTGAATTTCCATAATAACCTTTCTTATTTGCGTCTATTATTTATACTGACAACTGACTTGTTTACCTCGTCATCTAAACCAGGTGTCAACGATTCTTCCGTTTCTTCAGTATTTTCAACTGTATTGTCTTCTGGTTCTGCTTGTGGTGCAGCACCACCTGGTGGACCACCTAATACTGGACCTTGCATGTCATCAGGCAACGTATCTTTTTCTTCTTGAATCTGTGCTTGCATCTTTTCAATTTCTTCATCAGTCATCATTAGAATTTTGTTCTGAACATAATGATTAGAGAAATAACGACCAACAAATGGATCAACCATACCTACCATTTGCAATCTGTTTTGTAGTAACTCTGCTTCACGCAGTTCGGTAAAGTTATTGTCTTTACGGAAGTCATAGTAGATGTTTTCTTTAAATTCATCCCATTCCTCACGTGTACAAATTCCTTTTAATACTAACTGAACTTTGAGTGCTTCATCAAATACTTGTGAAAATTTATTACGTAAACGAATAACAAACTTTGCAAACTTTAATTCGTCGCGTGTAACTTCTTGACTACGACCAAGACCTGCTAAACCACCTTCTTGTGATTCAAGTCTTGAATATGGTACATTAAGAGACTGTAAAAGTTTCTTTTGAAAATACTTAACGTCTTCTAACTCACCTAAATTCTGACCAGCAGGCAATGTGGTAATTTCTGTACCTTTACCACCTTCTCTACGTGGTAACCAGAAGTCTTCAAGCATTGACATGTGTTTGCGCTCATCACGAATCTCACCTGTGTTTGCATCATAAACCAGTTTATTACGGTACTTGACCATAATGTCACGCAAATATTGTTCTGCTTTACCACGTGGTAAGTTACCAACGTCAATGTAAAAAATACGGCGTTCTGGTGCGCGTGAGATACGATAGATTACAATCGCATCTTCAATCATACGCAACTGATTCAGTGGTTTGATTGCTTTATGTAGATATGAAATAACAAAAGTATTCTTTGCATCCATCAGACCCGAATTAATATTGATAATTGAGTCTGGTGCAATACGAATACCTTGCCCCACATTTGATGTAAATGTTTGCGTGGTTGTACCACGATCATTGAAAACATAGTATTCAGCAACCGATACAACAATCATTGCACCTGTTTTAGGATCACGATCTTTCTTAATCTCACGTACTTTACGAATCTTACGTGGATCAATGTATCTAAGTTCTTGAATACCTTCTTTAGGATTCTTGTCATTGACAACGATATGATAAAACATACGCCCATCAATGTACCAACGCTTGAATAAATCATCAGCCAAATTACTGAAATTTAACATTTTTATTACATTGTTAAATTCTTCCGCAATTTTTTTCTTGATTGAGTCTGGTTGTTTCAGATTATCTAGAACAATGTCAACAACCTTACCTTGATCATCGTGTGTGATAGCTTCATTGACGATTTCATCAATAGCCATTTGACACTCAGGGTGATTGGACATCTCACGATAGCGTGTGATGAGTTCAATTTCATTACGAACTGAACCCTCTAAATCAACATAGGTACCGTAATACGCATTTTGCGTAACGGTAACTGCACCATCGTCAACGGTTGCAGAAGGCAAAGCAAAGGATGCCTGTTCGGGTTTTTCAGCCTTGACGACATCCTTTGAGCCTATAGTAAAGCCAAAAAGTTTAATTGCCATTAAAAATCATCCTATATTAAAAAGTAGGGCAAATGCCCTACTCTTAGACCACACCGTCTGCAACTGCTTCCCACCACTGATAGGTCAGCGTTACAGAAAACTCTTCAATTGTATCATTTGAACCCCAATCAACATCAATTGGTGTGATGTCGGATGGGAACATACCAACAAATTTATATTTCTTGATTGAATTGCCTGATTTACCAAACTGTGTAACTTCACCATCAACTGTGTAGCCTAGTGGTGTAGTTGCAATTGGATTACGAACGTTCAGATTATGGCTGTTAATGCCATTCATCCAACGCTCAAATGCATTGCGTACAACAAAGTCTTCATCGTTGATAATTGTTACTGTCCAGTCAGCAAAAGTACGATTGCCCACAAACTTGAGTTCACGACCGAAGTATTGAACAGGCACAACACCCAGAGTTGAGCCTGGAAGTTGTGCTGTCTTACACATGAATGTCATTTTTGTTTGTGCATTTCCTGGTGCTGAGAATCCAGGAAACGGCATCGACACCTCAAATAGATTTGGGCGGGCACCGTCACCTTGTAATTGTGAACGGAACTGATTTACATTGAATGCCATTTATTTTTCTCCTGTTTCTCTTTTATTTAAGCTGCCCCTACCACTTCATTGAAACTTACACCTGTTCTTACCGCAACAAAGTTAAGTTGAATGAAGTTGATGGAACGAGCAGGTTTAATGTAAATATCACCAACAAATTCATTACGGTCAATAACTTCTCCTGTGTTGTTTGTTTCGTCGCAGACTACACGGAAATCTGTAATACCACGGCGACCTTGAACATCACGCAGGTAAGGCTCAACTAAAGCAACAAACTGTGCGCGTGTGAACTGATCATTAAATTCAAACAGAGAGAAACGCGCTGCACGTGCAATTGCTTTTTCAAGTACAATAAACAAACGACGAACATTGATGCGATCAAATGCGCTTGGTTTGCTCAACATTGTCTTATCACCGAAAAGAACTGTACCTTCGCCAGGGAAAGAAACAACTGGATTAACACCAACTGAATACAGAGAATCGCGTTCTGACTTTAATGGATTCCAAGAAAGTTTAACAACATTTTTAATTTGACCGCGATTTAGACCACCTGGAGAGAACCAAGGATCACGTTCATTGTCTGTACGAACACAGAGACCAGCAATATCTGCGTTCAATGGAATCCAACGATACACATCATTATACTTATCGTACTGATATTTGTATCCAGAATCCAATACAGCGTATGAAGATGATGTTAAACCATTTCTAAATGAGGTGATTGCAGTAACTTCACTACCAGCATTGTCAACAACAGATGTTTTAGTTGGTGATACAAATGCAACGCAATCTTTACGTGTCAATGCGATATTATCAATGACATAACCTGCAATCGTTGAATCACCTTTACCTGTTACACACAAAGAAATATCAACTGATTCTGCATTCTTAAACAAGTCCCAACCAGTTGTGATCTGCGATGTGCTAACTGTACCATCAGCACCACCAGACAGAGAGTATGTGATGTTTGCGGTTGTATTTGAGAAGTTAGATGCATTTGCTGTTGAACCCCATACAGTTCCAACAGCAGTGTTTTGTACTGGGTGAGATAACCACCAAACATACCTTGACTTTGATTGAATTACATTTTTATAGTAATTTGAATTACCTGAATCATCTCTTGCATCAGACGCTTTTGAAATAAAAGGGAATTTTTCAAGAACTTCACCTCTAGTTCCTGTAAATAAACCGTCTTCGTCAACAACGACAACGTGCATTTCATCAAACGCACCGCCTTTAGATGTTACATAACTTGAATTTGATGGAGCAGAAGTGAACTGTGATGCATAAGCCCATCCCGTGTATGATGCTGCGTCAGCAACAGAAACTCTGAGTGAATTGCCTAATGCACCTGGCCAACGTGCAGCAAATCCGTTCCAAGAGTTTGCAGAATAACCAGTATGATTTTCTTCATAGTCATCTGCATTTCTGATTAATAGTGCTGCACCGTTTGCGGTTGCATTTACTGTGGATGTACTGTTAAATGCACGAACAACTTTGAGATTGTTGCCATATGCTAAAAAATTCGCGGCAGAGAACCAATATTCATAATTATTATTGTCTGGTTTACCGAATGCGTCCGCTAAACGAACTTCATCGGACATATTTGTAACTTCACCACATGGTCCCCAAGCAAAAGGTCCTACAAAAGCGCCAGTAGAAGTGGCAACTGAAGGAATAACTGTAGTCAGGTCAATCTCTGATACATTCACTCCAGGTGATAATTGAAATGCCATTGGATTTCTCCTTTTATTGTTGGGTCAATATTCTTTTTATTGTCTATTTAGTTTTTTATAAACTTGATGATAAATATCCCGCAGGAGGCTCCCACATGTCTCCGTCTTCAACCTCCAACTCTCTACGCAGCCCATCCTCAATAAAACCAAAAGGCAACATACTTTCTTCTCCAATTAAATTTTGTTCCTCTAGCATGATCTTTCGTATGTCAATTCTGGTTTCATCTTTGAAGAATGTCTGCGCTGTTAACCATGCATAAAGCACCAACCCCATGACAATATCATCATTGTTACCTTCTTCTGCGGCATAAGTGTCTTTTGTCCTGACAAAAGTATTCAGTTCCGCAATCGTGTCAAAATCGTTGATGATTAACTTGTCATTTTCAATCAGTGTCTTGAGGTTGGCACAACCAATCTTTTTGACAGATTTAGTTGTTTTAACACCGAAAGCAACTGAACGTTTGAAGCCAGCGGAGATGCTTTGACCTTTGATGTGATGGTGCTCCAACTTGTAGATATTCTCATATTCTAAATCATAGTGTAGAATGTCTACAACCTGCTGTCCTACATTGTTAGTTTCAATCAATACATAGGCTTGATTGTAACGGTTTGCTAGTGCATAGATGACTGTGGGTAAGAATAACAAAGGTAGTTTGTTATTACGATATCTTGCAACTTGTTTATACGGTGCTTCTGTCGCATCAAGAACGTTGATAGTGTGATAGTCCATACCAACACCTTCGGAACAATCTACCGTAGCAATGTATATTCTACCTGGTCTTGGGTCTTCATATACAAATAGATGACCATCATCTTCAACACGGAAAGGATCATAAAACGCAAGTGAACGTAGTTTAGAACCAGAGATAAGTGTCGCAGAAGAGCCAATAAACTCTGTTTCAAACTCTTGACGAAACTGTTCTTCAGAAGTGTTCCGTATTGTTTCTTCTTTCCACTTTTCATCACGTCCCGGCACCATTGACCAGTGGATTTCTAGTGTCTTATAAAGTGAACGACTTTCAATTGCATCTGTCCACATTTTGTAAAACAAATTCAATCCATTCGGTGTAGAGACAATAATTACCTTTGATGTTTTACCAGATGAGATAACAGGGTAAGTAGAAGTAAAGAAATCCACTGCCATGTTATGAGGCACGAACGCAAATTCATCAAGAAAAATTAAATTGTATGAACCACCTCGGACACCGGCTGCTGATGTTGCGTATGCATAAATCTTTGAACCGTTTTCTAATTCAATTGAACGTTTGTTCCAGTTGATGATACCTTGTTGAAGCCACATAGGTAAATGCTCATATGCTTTTTGTATCTTAGCCAGAATGTCTTGTGCAAGTTGAAGTTTGTTTGCAAGAATACCAATCACAAACTCTTCATTAAACAATGCAGACCAAAGCATATACCCGACAGTCGTGGTTGTTTTACCAACCTGTCGTGGCATTTTAGCAATGACAAAACGATTGCTGTGAAATTGTGTGACCATATCTTCTTGAAATGGCCACATATCAAAAGGAACAAGACCTTTATCTACGTTGACAATCTTAACGTAGTTACGAATAAAATACACAGGGTCTTCAGTGCATTTTACAATTTCTTTGAGTTGTTCTTCAGTGTAGGATAATTCAACGCCAACTCTTTTGAGTCGCGCATTACCAAGGTATCCGTCATCCATGTTTTATCGTGTAAAACTCTTCAACATCCAACCATGTTTTTGGTGTGCATCAAGAATATCTTGTAAAAAGTTTCCTACTGCTGGTTCATCAGCAGCATCAGCAAGTGCAATTCCTGCGCGGAGTTCCATAATATACTTATCATTGTCTTGAGCAAGTTCAGACATCATAATAAGGGCTGATGGTATTGCTACAATCTCATTAATTTTTGAAAGTTCTAGCATTCTTGCAAGAGTGGTAGGAGCATATGAACCTAATGCACGAATGTGTTCTGCAATTGCATCAGTCTGATCATACACCGCTTCATAGAACGTACCTAAAAATCCATGATACTCAGCAAAGTTAGGTCCTTCCACATTCCAATGAAAAGTGTGTGCTTTGAAATACAAACCAAAGTTTGTTCCCAAAATAACTTTCATCTGTTCTATTAATTGTTCCATAATTTTATTTATTTCCTTTAATCATTTTAAGTAATTCGTTAGTGGAGCCAACAAAGACTGCTTTATCTATGTTGACTCCTTTTGTGGTCTCAGACTGAGGTGCAAGCTCTTTTTTACGTTTCTGAAGTTCCAACAAATCTTTATTCATCTCAGCCAGATTTTTCATCATTGTGGCTAAGACTTCATATGCACGTGGTGATTCTGATTGATTTGCTACGGATGCCAGTTCAGTTATTGCTCTGTTGCCGTTTGTAATCAACTCACGCATATTATCACGCGCAAATTCTGCATCAGCGTCAATCTGATTCGTGTTGTTATTTACAACAACAGGTAATGTTTCAACGATCTTTTCTTCAATAGGCTCTACGTCAAAAATTTCTGACAAGTTTTTATTCAGTTTTTTCATAATGTATCAGGCCATTCTGTAATTGTTTCTGTGTATCCGTAGTTAGAATTTGGCAATGCGTTTACAGGATCAGGTTCAGTAACCACTTCAATTGCTTTGACAGGATTCACATCTAATGTATTCACTGTATATTTTGCATTTGAATAATCTCCAGTCAATACATATCTTTCTCCAATAAGTTTGTTGCCATTAGTAATTACTAATGTACCAATAGAACTATTGCTAAAGTATTCTACAGTACCAATAAATCCGTTTGCGGTATCACGCAATGTTTCACCTGTTGTGAATACATTGTTACCATTTGCATAGTCAACGTACACTTTCTGTACACTTGTAGAAGACAAATCAATATTAATATTGGTGTTTGCAGCATTGATGATTTTACCAGTCTTGACGGGTGGCCAAATGAAACTCTTTGCAGTGAATGTCAAATCCCAAAGAATTAATCTCGTTGTGCCGTCAGACATGCCACCTTCATACTCCACTGTAGATGCGACAGAGTTGAGTATGATAGGCACTGTATATTTTAAACCCATTGAAGGTATAAAATCCACAACCACACTAAAATCTGGTGTGAAGAAAGGTAAAATCTGTTCAAGTATCTGTGTGCCATCTTCGGTGTTTCGCACATAGATTGATAGACTAAACTCAAAATTATATGGCACTGGTAAATATTGAGTGTTTACACCAGTGTTTGTTGGAGAAGCAAAATTCTGCAACGTAGAAATCTGTTTACGATTTGCATCATATTCAAGACTGTCAAGATTAAATGACATTCTTGGTATTACAGAGTTGACTGACTTAACAAGATTGGGATCAGAAGTAATCTGTGTAAGATATCTTTCTTTTGGTCCATATGACAACGGCACTTTAAGTTTTTCTTTAGGTGTGCCAGATTGTGTGTAACGAACGATCTCAAGATCATTAAACATTGTACCAAAAACAACGACCATCTTACGTATGGTGCGGTGATAAAATTGTGCGTTACCTAACATCAAGGTTCTCCAAACGGATTGACTTCGGTAAAGTCAATGATATTATCACTGGCTGCTTCAATTCGTGCATTGTCAATGATGTCCTCAAATGCAGTGTTTTGAGTTACTTTATCAGACACAAGCACTATTTCCCAATTTGCACCTGATGTATTGCCTTTTATTACAGAAGAAGAAACAAAATCTCCTTGTGTTCGGTAAATATCAACGTGAGTGTTTGGCACAAAATCATAAACAATCGCTTGTGATGTAGCAGTTGCAAGTGAAGACCCTTGATACACAATTTCATCATTGACAAACTTACCTGTACCACCGCCGGCTAATGAAATACGAATTTTTGGATAGTAGTTACGAATATTGCCATCTATCTCAGCAACTCCAGTATCAATAATCTCGTTTGAAAAATAAAATTGTTTCATTTTTAATGCATACACGTACACATTACCACCACGCCCACGACCTAATGTGTAAAACATTGCTTGATCATTTTCTGATTCCACTTGTGTGATTTCAAAAAAACTTGTGGTCATTGGTATGTAAATCAAATCACCTTCATTTGGTCTTACCAAACCATTGACTGTGTATCTAAATCTAAGTCGTGAAACTAGCATGGTTACTTCATCACGAATTTCTAAACCAAACTTTGAAATGAAGTCTTGATCACCATCAAAACCATTTACATTTTCAAGATACATTTCAATAGGATGTGCGGTACGATACTGCTTTAAAACATCTTCACCAAATAGATAGTCTACTTCATCACGTGTTGTACGCGGTAAATAATAAACATCTAAACCGTATATCTTGAGTGCTTCAATAACTAAATCTTCAACCAATAGTTGTTCAGGAATAACAGAGTTACCGTTACCCAAACGTGAAGGAAAATTATTAAAATAAAAATTTGTCGCCATTATCCAGTAAATATCTCTGAAGGTAGTGAACCCATCATGTAAATCGCATCTTCCATTTCTTTGATTTCTTCAGTCGCTTCGTCATAAATCTTTTGACCATTAAGTGTAACACCACCTGGCATTTGAATACCCTCAAACTTTTTGAGATTGTTACCCCATTGTTGTTTGATTTTTGCTGTTGCTAATTGTTTGAAGAAGCGATCATTCCATATATCCGTTACACCCTCAATTGAGATTGTAGAATTAGTATGAGTAAGTGTTGGTGGTCCAACCAACGTTAAACTTGTAGGAGATTCAATGTTACCCACTTGTTTTGATTCATTACCAATGGTAATAAAATCAAACGGTACAATTTCTTGATCAAACTTTGTGCCGACACCAACAATTGTATTTGATGATGGGCTGCCCGAAGCTGTGCCTGTTAATGTAACTGTTTCTGGTTGCAACACACGATAACATTCAACGACAACATAGTCTCCTGGTTGAACATCTCTTGTCCAATCAATGTCAAGAAAGACTTTGTTTTGATGACGATTAAAACGAAACTGTGGTGTACCAGAAAATAGCAGATTCAATGTGCGTAGATGTTGCATTGTAATTTCATACGACACATACGATACTGAAGTAAAGTCATACAAGTCGTGTAGACGTAACTGATAACGTAAGTCAAACATATTGATTGAAGCATTTGATTGATCAAATGGAAAAATTCCTGTAACAAATTGAACCGCATCAGGGCAGTAAATCCATTGACGATCAATGTCTGCTTGTGTAATCATGTGCTTCATGTACAGTTTTTCGGTACCATCATAGTGATAGTCACGCCAAAACCTAAGTGCATCATCAATACGATCTTCTACTTGATCATCGTCTACATTGATTTCAATGACTGGAAAACCAAGTCTGCGTAAACAATAATCTTTGAATTGTTGTTTGGTTGTTATAGTTGCCATATATTTAATCTAATTTATGAAACATTACCAATAATTACGCAAGTGGTTGAATTTGAAAACAAAATTGTTGCGATACCTCTTGTTGTAAGATTCGCTGTTGTTCTGTCGGTATCAAAACCTGCTATGTATGCAGTTGTAATATTCAGCGTTATAATTGCATTTGCTGCGGTGTTATTGAAAATAGTGATTGCATCACCAGTAGAAAAAATAGCATCAGGCACAGTAACAGACCCGCCTACACCAATTTCAATGAACTCACCAACATCACTTGTCGCTAAAGTATAATTTGTTGTTTTTGCTGTTCCCGACCGCGGTACATTTAAATAACCCACTGGTAAGTTTGAGTTTCTACCATCATACAATCCGTCAGCATAAACGTTACCAGTCACACCAACACCACCACTAATTTGTAAAGCACCTGTTGTATTTGAAACAGAAGTTGTCGTGTTGGTTACAATTAAATTACCACGAATTACTGTGTTTCCTGTGACTGTACCACCAGTGTTCGCATTGACCGTGTTATTCGCACGTGTAAATACGGAGCCTATAAAAGGAACTAAATTTAAAGACGATGTGGTATTGCCTATGAGAATGGCAGTATTCACATTTAATGTGCCAAAAACTCTGGTGTCTGTCTTTAAAAGTGCCATGTTATTTAATTTTTCCTATAATTCTACTATTTATCATACCTGGTGAACCCATGATGATACATTTAATGTCTGGTTTTCTTCTGTAGTTTTTTCTAATTTTGGTATAATTTCAATTTTTTGTAATTGTGGGTTGTATTCAAGTAATTTTTCAAACATCTCTGCGGTCATTCTTCTTTCAAAAATTTCATTAGTTCGTATATCATAAAAACGACACAGAGGATAATCTTGTGTAGGATCTTCTGCGGTTTCTTCAGAGGTTTCTGAGTATAAAGGGTGAAGAGGATTAAAAGGTGGAATAAATCTATCCAACTCTTCGTTATAATGAAAGCCATATCCAGCAAAGATGCCTCTTATGTTACCATTATACGATGTTCTTTTACACCTCAAACCGCGTTTTTGACCATAATAATCTTCCCAATTTATATTACCTACATTTTCATCTTTCCCTGTAATAACTTCAACGACAAAATTGTTTTCATCTAAAAAAGCGTAATGTGCCATAGTTAGGTATTCCTAAATTGCCATGAAACAATTCCAGTTCCTTGAGTGATTTGAGCAACTTCAAACAAAAAACCGTCTTGAGCAACTGTTGTTGTTGTTGCACTCAGCCCCGGATCTAAATTTATTGTGTAGTCATAAGGATATTTAAGTATGACAACACCTGAACCGCCTAATCCTCCTGCAATGTAAGTACCACTTGCTTGCCCGCCGCCACCACTGCCTGTGCTAACTATACCATTTCCAGAGTTGCCGTTTGTTGTACCTCTGCCACCAACATCACTACCACCATTTGTAACAGAAATACTATCAGCACCTCCACCACCTCCACCACCTCTCATTGTAGGTATGCTTGTTATATTTGAAGAAAGCCCATTGCCACCGAAATGCAATGCACTGATGAATTGGCTATTTGCAGGAGGAAACCCTGCGCCACCACCACCTACTGCGTCACCAGAGGTGAACTGATTTACTGCTCCTGAGGTACCCTGATTTGTTGTTCCTGCCGGAGATGTAAAAGAAAAAATACCAGCACCACCGCCTGATCCGCCAGAATTTGCACGTGTTGTTGCACTGCCTCCTGATCCACCACCAATAGAAATAATTGTATCAAAATTACTGCTTGAGCCATTTGCGCCTATGCTACCACCAGCACCCACGGTAACATTGTACGTAACTCCTATTGTTGCAGTAAAAAGTGTTTCGGGGTCAGAGTTTGCACCTGATCTTTCGTCTGACGTAGAGGAACGATAACCACCAGCACCGCCACCACCAGAGTCGTTGACTGGTGAACCCATGCCACCACCACCGGCAAGCACAAGATATTGTAAATCAAAGGAAGATGATAGAGGATTTTCATTGACTTGCCCTTTGACAAGTAACTTTGAAGAAGAGTTTGCAAGAACAGAGTATATTTGTCCAACTCTAGCACTGGAAGGTACAAAATGTATATCGGTATTATTTGATGCAAGAATACCACCGTCATAAGCACTAGCAGTGGTATATACTAATGAATATGTAGACACTACACCAGAAGCAGATATTTTTTGTCCTCTGTTAGCACTATTAGGAACAAAATGTATATCACCATTTGGTGCAAGAACACCACCAGCATAAGCACCGGCGGCGGTAGTATACACCAACGAATATGTAGACACTACACCAGAAGCAGATATTTTTTGTCCTCTGTTAGCCTGAGAAGGCACAAAATGTATATCACCATTCTGTGCAAGAACACCGCCAATGTAATTACCAGCAGTAAACACCAGTGAATAAGTTGATACTACACCAGCAGCAGATATTTTTTGTCCTCTGTTAGCACTAAAAGGCACAAAATGTATGTCACCATTAGGATCAAGAACACCACCAGCATAAGCACCAGAAACAGTATACACCAACGAATATGTTGACACTACACCAGCAGAAGATACTTTTTGTCCTCTGTCAGCCTGATAAGGTACAAAATGTATATCACCATTCGGTGCAAGAACACCGCCAATATAAGCATTAGTTGTGGTATAAACTAATGAATAAGTTGAAACTACACCAGTAGAATCTATTTTTTGTCCTACTCTAGCACTATAAGGAACAAAATGTATATCACCATTTGGTGCAAGAACACCACCAGCATAAGCACCGGCGGCGGTAGTATACACCAACGAATATGTAGACACTACACCAGAAGCAGATATTTTTTGTCCAACTATAGCACGGGAAGGAACAAAATGTATGTCACCATTCGGTGCAAGAACACCACCAGAATAAGCAACAGTAGTGGTATATACTAATGAATAAGTTGATAAACCTTCAGAGTATGAAATGTTACCACGTAACTGCCGCATGTCTACATCTAAAGTAGAATCTTCAACTATTTCTGGTACTAAGACTGAATACGATGTTGCATTTGCACTAGGAGTTATTTTTTGTCCTATGTTGGCACTATTAGGAACAAAATATATTTCAGTATTTGCTGCATCAAGAACACCACCAGCATAAGCATTAGTTGTGGTATAAACCAATGAATATGTAGACACTACACCAGAAGTAGATATTTTTTGCCCTCTGTTAGCACTATTAGGAACAAAATGTATATCACCATTTGGTGCAAGAACACCGCCAGAATAAGCACTGGTAGTAGTATACACCAACGAATATGTTGATACTACACCAGCCGATGATATTTTTTGACCTACTCTGGCAGAATTGGGAACAAAATGTATGTCACCATTAGGATCAAGAACACCGCCAGAATAAG